CCTGCCGCAGCAGTATTAAACGTAATCACGCCGTCAGAACTGCGACCCAAACTTATAGATGCTGAACCTTTAGTTGCATCACTGACCTGAGAAGTCCCTGAAAAATAGTTGTTATATCTAAGGTAAGCCTGAGTAGTTGCAGAGCCAAGACTAAATCCATCAGCGGTTGTCATGACACCTACTGTAAGATTTTCTACTGGATCAGATGTACCAATCCCAACTCTACCGCTGCTATCGATGCGCATGGCTTCTGAAAGGTTGTTGACTTCAAAAATAAGATTGTCAGAACTGTCGTAGTTTATACGACCCCTACTTGCATCAGAGACATCGCCAAATACAATTTGTGCTGACTGACCATCATTACTTTGTATATAAAGTTGAGCTATCGCATCTTTTATATGTAGCGTTCCGTCAGGCGAACTTGTCCCAATTCCTAGAGAACCGCTGCTGTCGATGGTCGTAGCAACACCCCCGTTTACTACAGTTTGGAAAGAATTATCAGAATTGTTGTAACGAAGACGACCTATGGCCGCATTGCCACTATCCCCCAAAAGAATTTGAGCGTAGTTGGATACCCCCGACTTAATGGATAGGTTGGCTTCGCCGCTGTTTTCAAGTTGAATTTGGTAGTCAGGCGAATCTGTACCAATCCCAACATTACCGCCATATGGGTTGATCAAGAAATCATAGGAGGTTGTCCCTGCACTGTTAGATGCCTGAACGTACTGACCTCCCCCAGAAATACTACCAAACCAAGCTGCCGCACTACCCGCAGAATTTCCATTTAGCTCCAAAACACTGCTTGTGACTGATGTTGCTAGGCTAGAAGCATTGTCACTACCGTCAATGGTCAAAGTCCCAGTGATGTCTACACCTGTGCTGGTGGTGGCGAATTTCTGGGCGTTGTCGTAGAATAGATTAACAGGGCCATCAGCATTAAAGACGCCTAAAGTTTCACCTGTGTACTTTTGAAGGCTTACTGCGGAATTGCCCCTTAAAACAAGGTTTCCTGTACCAGTATCGTCAATATAGCTGTTGACGTTGTCATGATAAATCTGCAAATCAGACCCAGCGCCGAAGATGGCTTTGTCGTTGTCACCGAAGGATAGATCACCCGTCATAGTGTCGCCAGTGACCTCAACAAACCCTGAGCTATCAATAGCAGCAGCCTGCCAAGCTGAACCATTGTAAATCTTTAGTACGTTTAAGGTCGTGTTAAAGTACTGATCCCCAGCAGTCAGAGCATTCCCATCATTATCTGTTGTGGGATCTGAAGTTTTAGCTCCAAGATAGATGTCTGTAAACTCATCAAGCGCAGCCTCAGCCGCAACCTTAGCAGCTTCAGCCGCAACCTCAGAGGCAGACGCCTCACTAGCTTTAGTCGTTGCTATGCCAGCCTGTGTTGTTGCAATTCCGGCCTGTGTTGTTGCAGTAGCAGCATTTGCAGAAGCATTCTGGATATCAGTAATGTTTGTGGCGTTTGTGTTTACTGACGTAATATTAGTCGCAACCGTATTGACGTTAGATATATCACCAGCCACCGTGCCAATGTCGGCGCCATCAGCGGCAACCGTATTGATGTTGGCTGCGTTTACAGCAACAGCAATAACATTACCAATATCATCTGATACAATAGAAATTGCACTAACATTGTCAGCAAGAGAATCCATATCAGCAATAACTGCCGGAGCGCTTAGTACGTTCATATCAGATACAGCATCGGCTGTACCCAAGCGGCCAATCTCTGTCGATACGCCGGAAACAGTAGTCACATCAGAAGATATACCTGCAACAACTCCAATGTCTGTACCGTCAGCAGCAACGGTGGTCACATCGGAAGATATACCCGAAACAGTAGTTACATCGCTATCTATGCCAGCAACAGTTGTAATGTTGGCATTGTTTCCTGCAACCGTATTAATGTTTGATGTATTGCCGGCAACGGTTGTCACATTGGAAGATATGCCGGAAACTGTGCTTACATCTGTACGGATCGTATTTACGTTTGTAATGGCATCAGTGGCAACCGTGCCATCTTGGATCTCTGCCAAAGTTTTAATATCAGCAGAAATAGTTGCTAGTGAATCGACATCCGAAAGTGTTGGACCTGGCTCTGGGTCGCCCGTGGTCTCATTGAATCCAAGCACCGTACCCTTACGATCATCCTTGAGTGGAAGCTCTAAGTCAGTAAACACATCACCAGGGTTTACAAACAAACCACGCCCAAGCTTTTCATCAAGCTGTTGGGTCATAATCACGTTACTGTCTAGCTGTTCGTTCAAGCTAGAAGCCAGAAGATCCCCGGCTGTAACAAAGTCTGTGGTCCGAGAAAGCTCACGACCACCAATGATTGTAAGAACGTCAGATGCTATGAGGGCAGCAGTTAGAGTGATAGACCCCGTTCCATTTGCGTTAATACTGACCGTGTAATCAGTGGTAAGCGTTAGCTCCGTAGTCCCCTTGAAGACTGCGATATCACCATCGACCAAGATGTTGAAGGTAAAGGCATATGGACCGGTTCCGGTATTGCCTGTGAACTGAACCCGGCGGGTTACTGGATTAATTGCGATATCACTCATGTCGTTTTCCCGTTCCTTTGTTCACTCTATAGCAGATTAGTTCCATTTACTCAAACACGTTTGATAGTTCTGGGGGCCTTTGTGGCGTGGTTTTACCAGGACGCCACCAGTAGTTTTGTCCATATTCGCGTTTATACTTGGATTCCAAGCGCTTCATTTTGCTTTTAGCGTCTGGATCTGCCCATAGCTTGCCTTGATCCAGCACCATTCTTTCCAGTGCTAAACGAGAGTACCAGAGCGTAGATCCTGGAGTATATCGACCGGCAAAGTTAATAAGCTCACTGCCTATGTTTGTGTCTTCACCCTTGATGGCCTGAGTTACATTGCCGATCGTTAGCTTGCGAACATCATCAGCAAATCCAACAACAGGACCGGCAATGGTTTCAGACAAGCCCCTGTCATAACGGTTTACATCCGAGAATAAGAAGTCGCCATAGATGCCAAGGCCACCACCTTGGAGAAGAGCAGCGCCCCAGAACTCAGGACTTTCCATTGGACGGGGATCACGGCCCTTAGCCATTTCCTTTAGCTGCATTGCCAGAGCGCCCATCAACGTAGTGCTGATTAAAAGATCTGCAAAGTAAGTACCCTTTGCCCTTTGTGTTGGCTGTGCCAAGCCACGCATGATGTGAGTATTTACCAGAGTAACACCAAAATTCTTATACATTGCAAACGACCGAGTAAGCTCACCGGCAATTGTGCCTGGTTGAGTGTCACCTGTTAGCGCAGTACGGCCACGGAGAGAGCTGCTAGGCACGGCAAAATTGGTTTCAGTCTCAACCATAGCTAAAAGATTGGTTGCTAAATCACGGGCTAAATCTGAGCGTATATCGGTACGGGCCTCGATGTCTTCAGCTCTTAGGAACGAAGCGCCCTCATATTCATAGAGCGGGGTTGTTCTTACAATCTCCCACTTATCAGCCCCAATGCCATAATGATCGAGAGTTTTTTGCATCATTGGATCTAGCTGATCGAACTGCTTGCCAGAGTTGTCAGCTAGATTGCCTAAGAACTCCATGCCGAAAGACCACCGGCCTGCATTTGTCCAAGGAGAAAGCAAAGAAGCCCTCATAACAAAGTCGGCCATACGGCGCGTTACTTCTGGACCCGACAGATCTCCAACATATCGCATCTGTGCAGCAGCGAGAGTTGACCAGCCTTCAGCAGTTAAGCCCAAACGAATAGCTAGGCGACCTTTTTCCTCTAGGCTCAAAGGGGTCATAAAATCTAAATACTTTTTCAGCATCTTGGTTTGCGGTAGACCAACCATAGATCTAGCAATGCGCCCGAAATTCATATCTGTTGTAGCAGCAATAGCCGCGCCGCCAAGCTGCGCCGACTGTAGCACCTGACGAATGCCAGCAAATGTGTATGCAAACTTGCTGTCAACAGGAGCGTTTATAGACCCACTGACCGCTGAATAAAGAGCATCAACAGAAGCGCCGGTACGTCTAGCTATACGCTCGGCATTTGCATCTCCAGCAGCATCTTTCTGCAATGTCTGCTTAATGAAATTAGTCGTTGCCTTTGGATTAGGGCCAAGAACTTCCATCATAGCAATATCGCGTGACATCATATCAATATGCCCCATCATTGCATCAAAGGGGTTTGGATTGCCAAATTTTTGTTGATACTCTAGCCAGCCATCTGCTGTTTCAAAAACAAAGAAACGATGGTCTTGATTGCGCATGGCAAACGACTTGTTGCCGGTCATCGTTCCTGGCTTAACCTTATTAAAACCATCCGTGCGGATCGTCTCGTAAGCATCCTTTAAAGCAAACTCAAGCTTACCATCTGAAAACGGCAATCCTGTTTGCTCGTCTTTCATCTTAGTCAGATCTAAACGTGCCTTAATGAAGTCCCGCCATTCCTCATATGTAGATTGGCGAACCCGCATAGTATCGTGGATCTGAGGCATACCCCAATCAAAGCGTTTAGCAATAGCGCCACCGGCAGCATTAAATCTTGTGCGCAGATATTCAGATGCAGATTTCCAGGCTTGTGCCATTTCTCTAGCTGAAGCATCGCCGGTTTCTTCGCCAAAGATTTCACGAACTACATTATTCAATTGGGCCTTGTTTCTTGTTTCACCGACAATGTTGCGGCGAAATGTTGCCAAGAACTCATCCATCTTTCGAGTAGCGCTGCGCTGAACAGCTTGTTGCACCTGGACAATGCTTCGAAACCTGGATGTCTGATCTTGCTCAAACAAAGCCAAGGCAGCTCTATTCTTGTCAGGAGCACCTAAAGCGGTTTTGTAATTCTGAAGATCGTAGTTAATCTTCTTCCAGGTTGTAGCCTGGAGCATAGCCCGGCGCTTTCGCTCAATAGCAATCTTCTTTGCTGCGACAGATGTTTCAGATGCAGCCTTCGCCGTTGCAGCAGCTCCACCCATTTGCCGATTGTATTGAACCTCAAGCTCATCAAACAGGCCAGTAATCTCGTCAGCTTGTTCCTGAGTGATTTGGCCTTCTGCAACGCCTTCATTGATACAGTTTTTAAAAGTCATATCGTGCAGAACTCCAAGCGGTTAATCATGGCATCTTCTTGATCCATTTGTGCCTTCAAATCTCGCAGCGTCATAGTCGCCGGGAGAACATCACCAGTTTCGGGATCTATCCGCTCACCTAAAGGAACCTCAAGATCCATGTCGTCAAATAAATTACTTGTCTTGACTTCGCCCAAAGTGATATCTAAATTAACATCGGAGGTAGAATCTATGACTTCACCTAAATTTGCCCTAGTAGAAGAAGGCACATCCCGTGTCATGCTTTGGACCGAATCCGGTTCTTCTGTTATGCGTACCCTAGACGGAACCTGGGTTTCGGCTCCGCGTACACCTGATGACGTAGTAATGCCAGACGAACTAGGCGACTTCCGAGCCGCATCTAGCATGGAGCTTTCAGCCCTTGCCCAAGAAGCCGCAGCCTCATCTCTGGATATTCCGATTCTATCCAAGGCAGATTGAAAAGCGTTATCGTAACCTTCAAAGCTCCTGCGGATTGTATCCATATAATCGTTATGCTGTGCCGAAATTTCTTCGGGGCTTTTATTTCGCCATTCCTCAAACAGTAAATGCCCTTCAGCTTTCTTTTGAGCTTCAAGCTCTTTGATCGGCAAATACCATTCAACTAATTGACCGTTTGGCATCCTTAAATCAAACGCAATGATCCGCCATCCCCATTCCTTTGGATCAAATAGTTTAGCAGTATCAACTTTAACAAGGCTAATGCCACTAGCTAAAAGCTCATCAAATATAGCAGGCACATCTCTAAAGTCTTCAATAACGGTTTTGAATCTATAACTATCTCTAATGTGAGATACTTTATGCCAAGGCTTTTTGGCTAAAATTGATGGCCTGTTTGCCTTTTGTATAACCTTAGCCAGATCTTTAATGTTATCGCCTGATTCAGTACCAAATTTTTCATCGATACGTTTAATTAAATCTTTAATTATTGGCGTATTTTCTTTAGTCAAAGCTTGAACTTGTGCGCGAATTTGATCCGGTGGAAGATTATCATTAATTGGCATCTTAATGTCTTCAACCGCTACTACGTCTTCTTCTATTGGAGAAACGTCAAGTCGCTGTGTAACAACCGATTCGTCAGCACCAAACATATCATCAATAAGTTGATCGGCCTGACGCTCCGATGCTATCCCAGTTGGCTCGTCGAATCCCTCAAGGGCTGGCTCTCTTTCAATCTCAGATCTGCTGATCTGCGGCGTACCATCGACAGCGCGTCCAACGTCGCCAGAAGATAAGCGGTCGAAGTCGCCCGATTCAATTGATCCTCTGACAGCATCAAGGAAGCCTCTGGTTGCTTGGACATAGCTGTTTGTCTCTCTGGCTGTTCTTGCTGCTTGGTTGAGGGCATCTGAGAGCGGCCCTTTGCGGTTTGCAAGCGTTTGGAGGAGCGCGATTGTTTGGCCATCTGTATCTGCCTTTCGTTTGTTTGCGTCCTTAACTAAGATATTGCCTTCTGCTTCCAGGCGATCTGAGTTGCGAACCAATGTTTCAAATGCTGCTTTATCTTTACGCAGCTCTTTGTATGCTCGATCTAAAACCTTTGAGCGCTCGACATAAAAGCTTTCAGTTACCATCTCCTCGCCAAATAGAGATATTTGCTCTACCTCTTCAGCTCCAGCCTCACGCACCTGGCGCACAATTGATTCTGCCTGGAAGGCGTTGCTAGGTTCAGACTTAGCCAAGACCTGAATAGCAGCATCTTGAAGGTTAGGATCATCAATTAATCTGCCAACAATGGCGCCATAGTTTGCCGGGATTACTTCATTAATAATAGCGCCAAATGCTTGATCGCTAAGAGCCATCATATCTCTAGCCTGACGTACAAGCTCAGACCGTGGCGGCAGCTCCGACAATCTACCAGGCTCAACACGCAACACTTTAGCTGCATCAATTGATGTACCAGTACCTTCTGCAATGTTCTTCATTGCGGCGATAACACGCGCTTCCTCTGGGCTGACGCCATCAACTTCGCGCAGCTTGTATCCAATTATCTTTACTTCCTGAGAAGGATCTTGAGATCGAATACGCTTGGCTAACCCTAACCGTTGATGTCCATCGGCAATTGCTAAACGACCATCAGCGTACTCATACACTGTCACCATACCGGCTTTGTATTTATCCCATACAGTTACGCCTTGAAGGCGCTCCGTTACGCCAAACTCATCACCACCCGCTTTGAACTGGAATGTCTTGGCGTCAACCTCAATTTGTTCTGGATCTAATGTATATAGAACACCATCAAGATTATCCGCTCCATTATCAACAAGCGCAAGTTGCTGTTTTTGTTTTTCTAAAATACTTAAACGCTGTCTACCTAGATTGTCTTGTATAGATCTTAATTCATCAACTTTAAGTTGGTTTAGTTTATTTTCAGATATTATATCTTTTATTATCTTACTGTCCTTTGTAAGATTTACATCAGTATCATAAGCATCATTCAACCGATTTTGAATTTCAAGACCTTCTGCTTCAGCCGTTTTTAATTTGGCATTGTTTGCTTCCCATTTTTTATCTAGTGCGTTTAGCTCACCTTGTAATGGAATTGTTCCCTTTATAGGCGCATTTGGCTCTGGTGGCATATTAGGAGCCATATTGTTTTCTATTGCAGCCTGAGCCTTAGTTAAGCGGCTCTGATGCTCAAACTCTGCCACATTAGGATCTTGAGGCGTTTCGAGCGGATTACTAGCAACTACTTCTTCTTGTGCTTCAAGGACATCAACCAGGGCTTGATCCTCTGGGCTAATAGGCTTGCGGCCTTTGCCCGACAATACTTCCCAACCCTTCTTGGCTTGAGCTGCGGTCATCTGTATGCCGCGACCAGCCACAGGCAATGCTGCACCGAATGCGCCTTGAATGGCTACATTCTTTAAAAAGTCATCATATCCATATTCCAGGCCAAGCTCATCATACCATTTTTTAACATCAACCTCAGTAATTGCACCAGCACCGGCATTTATTGCGGCGTTCTGCATTACATTCTTCCAAAGAGATTTAGACCATCCACCAAACGGCATAGTCGCTTGAGTTACTGGATCGCCAAAAGCAGTGCCCATAGAGCCGATAAAACGAGCAGCAGCACTAGCTAAGTCGGGATTTGTTCTTGCCAGCTCTGCTAATTCATTTTCTTTGGATTGAACGAAATCCTTTGTGCGCTGATTTATTACATCAGGATTTATATCTTGCAACTCTGGCGGAAGAGTATCTTTGTTTTGCGCCATCCAAGAATAAATATCCTGAGATACCTTTTCATAAAGGCGAGGAGAACTTGCATCAAACAGACTTCCAGCGAGATACATACCAGGGTTTTCAAAATCTCCGCCATTCTCGTTGGCAAGATCTCCAATCGGTCCCCATATCTCAAGCATTGTAAACGCTTTACTGTTGCTGCCAGACCCGCCATTGAACCGAGCAACATCAAATGCAGTCGTCAGATTTTCTGCTAACGTACCAGGCGGGGCGGTAAGACCCTGCTGAGGAAGAATGTCTAATCTATCTGGCTTGTCAAAGTTCATTTAGTAGCCTCAACTAGCTTTAACATATCAAAGACAAGCAACTCACCGGCTTCATCAAAAACATATATTGGCTGACCAATGCTAGGATCACCATATGCTAAAATGAAATTATTACCACCATATGATACTGGCTTATAGTTCTTGTCCCTACTAAACATTCCACGACCAGAAATGTCTGTTGCATACTCATCTGTAAGAACTTGGCCACCAGAGGCGACAGAAAGACTTTCCGGTGTAATTGCCTTTAAGGCCACCTCGATGTCATCCACATTTAATTCTGGCGGCAAGTATGTATTAACACCGCGAACCTCTTGAATGCCACCACGGCCAAAACCATCAGCTCCAAGAGCCATGTCAATTGCATTATTCCAAAGATCTTCATCAAACTGGTCTTTGTTTCTGGCCATGTCTGCATAGATAGATGTAGCAACATCACGAGTAATGCCAATTGCATTTGGCTGATAGCGAAGAGCCTCACTTGTTTTAGCATTGAACGGTATATCAGTATTAGAAGGCGTGAAGTCTATAGGCTTAAACCCGGCCTTTATTGAGTCCATGCCGCGCAATGCCATGTTAGCCGCATCCATTCTTTCACTTACAACCAAAGCGCCAACACCGGCAAACTCTGGAGCAGTCTTAGATATTTCTGCAAGCATATCTGGGGCAGCTTGACCGCCACCATCTACAATAGCACCCAAGAAAAACATTTTCTGTGATCGATCAGATCCATCTATTACTTCTGCCAGCATAGATCTTTCTTGTGGCGTAAAGTATGTAACCGGCGTTGAATACTTAGCAGAAACAATTGTTGCGTCATCAATGCGCTTTCTCATTGTTTCCAAAGTTGCATCTGGATCTGTAAAGTTAATCGGCGTGATTTCAATTTCATTACCCTTGGAATCAGTAAGACCAACACGCATAGCATATGACAATGGATCTTTCTTTAGTTCAGCCTCCATTCCTGACAGCATCTTTTTTGCCAAGTCATATGTTTGAATTTCTACAGGGGTATCAATACCCTCTCCGCCAAAACTCTCAATGCCACCTTCAAGAGATCTCAGATATCCAGCGGCCTCTGGCGGTGTCATTCCCCTTATGGCTTCAACAGTATTACTTGTAATGTTTAAGGCTATTACTTCATCTGGAAGATCGCCCCTTAAATCTACTGGTACAGTAGCTATCGCCTCCATTAGATCGGCAATATCACTGGTTTCTACATCTCGACCGGAATCCACCAAAGCTTGAAAATTATTAACCTGTTCTGTTAATTCATTAACAATAGGTTCATACTCTTTTTTGCGAGCTGTTTCGGCCTTTGCCATAGCCTGTTGAGCTGAACCTAAATACGCCTCGGCTACTTTTAATGTGTTAGCTTCTAAAAGAGTATCAATGCCAGCTTCGCCAATGCCCTCAAGACCCTGACGTAAAGCTTGCACCTCTGCGGCCAGATCTTCTGGAGTCATTTTCCTAAATGCTTCAGCTTTTTCCATGTTGAACTGAAGGACGCCAACAGCATCCCTAGCGCCAACCCCGTATTCTCCAGCGGCTTCAGCTCGTTCCATTAATGTTAATACTTGCTTTTGAGATGGCATACCGCCCAAGGCTAAGATCCGAGCTTGCTCATTTGCATCAGAAACAATTGCAGCAGCCTCGCCCTGCGTCACTCTAATCTGAGCATTGTAATCTGCTGTAAGTGATTTTCTAAAAGATTGTGTTTGCTCAAGAGACATTCCCGGCATAGGCTTTGTCTTCATTTGCTCAAGAAAACGGGCCTTCTCATCAAGAGAACTTACATTGAATTTGTAAAGCGCATTTTCCTTAAAGGCAGCGCTATAAGCCCTTTCCTCAAAAGCTTTTAGTTGTTTTTCGGAAGCGCCCAATCCTGAAAGCAACTCAGTAGAAGAAGCCAATGACTGCTCTATAGTTCTCTTGTTTGCTCCAGGAATAATTGCCTCTTGCAAAATAACTTCAAGCTGACGATCCGCAGCATCGTTTACTTTTGCCTTGGCCTTTGCGGCTTGCAGATTAACATACCAATTAGAATATCTTTCGGAAGCTTTGATAGATGAACCGGAAAGCCGTTCCTTTAAGACCAATGCCGATTCTGGGTCTAATGTGCTGAGTGAAGCAGAATATCCATCCGTCACATCTGCAAGTTGCGCCTGAACAGCGGTGAATGGAGTTTCATTTCTTTCAGCATCGTTCAAGATCCGCATGATCTCGACTTCAGCTTCGTTCTGTATTTCAGCAACAGCCACGCGACTGCCGAGAGCATATGCTGCACGTTCCGCTATTGTAGTAGGTCCACCGGCTTCATCTAATGCAGCCAGAGTAGGCAAAGCACCTTCCTCGCGCACACGCTCCTGCCCACGGATTTCCGCTGCCTGAGAAGCCTGTCTGAAAGCAAAATCGGACATACGATCAACTTGCTGAGAAATGGTCTGGCCCAACCTTGCCTGTTCGCGCGTAGCGGCAAAATCCATCTGCTGTGGTTGACGGGTCTGTAGACCGGTGCGCTGATATCTTGGAAGGATTGCCATGTTCTAACCTATGCTAATTGTCCGTACCGATATGCACCTTGGCCGAGAGTACCGGCGGCGGATACATAAGACGATAACTGCGCTGCGCGTCCAGCGGATTGATAAATTCCAGCCTGAGTGCTTGCTTGGCCGAGAGCCATAATAGCGTTGTCTTGAGCAATTTGTTTCTCTCTAGCGCCCTCAGATAAAGCATATTGCTGAAGCGTTGCAGCAGATCCAGAGGTAGGATCAACACCACCGGCAGCAGATCGAGATATAATTGCAGCAAGCGTTTCATTTAAATTGCGCAAAGCATCTGCACCCTTTTGCTTATAGGCAATGGCCTCAGAACGGCCACGAAGCTCTGCTTGCTCTGCTTGCATTTGGTATTGACGCTTTTGAGCAGCCCCCGCAGAAATTTGACCAAGAGCTGAAACTCCTGCTGAAAATAACTGGAAACCACCTGTTGCCATTAAACCAGCCATATCAATTCCCCACGCTTAAACGGTACTCAAGACCGAGAACAATCATTTCCAATGGAACATTCTGGCTGATCGTAATCTGCCCCGTTCCGCTATATCCCAGCAAACCGTGCATAGTTTTTATGCCAGTGAAAGGCTCAACCGGTGAATCAAGTACATCCTCGCCAAAGTTCCTAAACGAGACCTGCTTTCCGTTAATCGTCATGTCCTTGGTGCTATTCACAATAGCATCAACTTGGATAATACGTTTCTTAAAGCCCTGCACAGATCCAGAAGATAGCACCGGCTCCGCAGGCATCGTTCTAGCCGTGACTGTGTAATTCAAACCAACCTGGTAGCTAGACGTAGCTGCCGAAGCAAACGTAACCGTGTAGGGAGAGCCAGGGACCGTCTGCTCTGGCTCTATGATGCCATCTCTAATGATCTGGACTGTCTCTCCCTCAAGATGCTGTAACGTCACTGAGGACGCCGCTCCGCCCTCCTTAGCGCTATCTAGCGTAAGATCTGGGTCAAACTTCTCCAGCATATAGTTGTCAGTGCCATCAATCGTCCTCTTAACGATTACATAAACGTCTGCAACCTCAACGCCCACAGCTATAAACTCACCGTCTGTTATAAACCGGCTTGGAGCAATAACATTCTGACCAACCAAGATAGAGTAAACCGCCATCGATCCGTCAGTGCCGTTGACCACAAACAGGCGATCCGATTCATCTGTAGATGCAGCCCTACGCGCGGCCATATCCAAAGGGTTCTTTAGCAAGTGAGAGCTTAGTGCCGATATGTTCTGTACCTGATAAGATGCTGTAGTATCGCCAAACTGGAAGACGTTGATAGATTTACCTTGGCGCTGAATAAAGATTGACGCGCCGTTTAGCTCTTCAATCGGAATACCAGACTTTGCTCCCAGCCGTGTCTGTGGCCTGACAAAGAAGTTAGACGGTGTGATTGGATCATTGGTTCCTTGCAGGATTACAAACTCACCACCGGTTGTGAAGATCCGAAAGTCGTTGCCAGAGAACAAGTTGACGATAGTATTGAGCTGATTAGTGTTGATTGTTGCCTCAACGCTCTCATCGTCAAGTCCAGTACCGGCGTTGAAATCAAAATAATTGATTACACCAGAACCCCAGATAGTATTTGGCCGAGACTTAGATCCACCAAAATACAACCGGCCCTCATGGAATGCAGCAGACCGAGGCCAGCCGCGAGTGCTGGACCAGACATCTTCGTAACCATGTTCGCTTTCCCAGAAACCAGCAGTAACAGCATCGGTATCGAAGAAATCAACTTCTGTAACGGCCTTCATTACCGTGTCAGAAACATACTCTACATACCGAGCGCGACCAAAAGTGCTTGTGACTTGAGCGTATTCACCGACAGCGGCCTCTGCAAATGCAGAAACCTTATAGCCAGTAGCGTTATCGGGAGCAGTATCCCATGCGGGATAGACAGTCAGAACCTTGGTGGAAGCTACATAGTCCTCAACGTGCCGCGTCTGTCCAGATCCAGTACCAGAAGTTAAAGTAATAAACATACCGTTTGGTTGATCGTCAGCGGTGTAGCTTGTTGCTGCCTTGAGAGTAATCGTGTTTGAGCTTCCAGCCTGTGCCGTACCGTTGTCAGTAGTCATTGACGAAGCTGTGATCGTAATGTTTCCAGTTGTGGCGCTGGGCGTGATCGTAAAGTCTGGCTGATGCGTGTCAAAGGCATAAGCATACTGAGGAAGGTTTGTCAGAGGCAGATTCTCCAACGTCCAACTTGTGTCACCGTTTCGCACAAGTCTCTTAGTCTGAAGATCCTCATGGCACAGGATAAGTGTATCAACCGCCTGGGTATAGTTAATGTTGTCCAGCATCGCCGTGGTTATATCAGTTGCGGTAATGTAATCATTGCCAGAGCCATTAATATTGGTTTGCAAAACTCCAGCCTTAAAGACGTAGATCCGTTGGGTGACAAATACCAACAGGTAACTATCATCAACGCTAAACTCAAAAGGGATTACCTTAAAGTCAGTAAAGCTTGAACCAAAGTCATAGATGAACTTCGTACCATCCCGGCGCTTGAACCCACCCTGCGGCTGAATGATTACATTCGTAGCTTCCTCAAGAGCATTCTGATATTGCTGCAAGTCGGTACGAGCGCGGATAAGCGGATCAAGCTCACCAACCGAGAAATTCGTTTGGAACTGCATAATCCGCATTTTAGTATCTCACATCAATAAGAGAATAATCCTCAATGATCTGCGGCGGCTTACCGCGACTATCTATGTTCATTGCCTCGCGCATCAAGCCACCACGGTTTGACTCACCGGGTGAGCCATATGCCAAGGCACGGAAGTAGTCCGACTTGCTAATCTGATCGGTAATTGTAAAGGCTAACTCAGCAGCCAGTGAGGTGCGGAGAAGGCGCACAAAGTAATTTGGCATTTTGCTTTCATCGATTGTACCTTGGTAGTCGATAAAAACCTTCTCGAAATTTGTGTATAGCTGATCGCCGTAAACTTCCCACCCGTACCGGACAGGGTTCTCGCCAATACCAGCGCTTGTAAATAAGGCTAAGACGCCGGAGAGCATATCTCCTGGCATTTGATAGGCATACTTCCACTCATCGATAGGAGCAGTAGACAGCCGATTTAGCTGCACCTTTTTAACGCTCCAACTCCATTGATAGTTTGAAAGCAGCGAGTCACGGAGATCTGGATAAAGTCGATCACAAGCCTGGGCTGAATCAGATCCTTCTGTAAAAGAAGAAATGGGCGATGCGCCCAACAATATCAGAGCATCCGAGCAGATCGAGAGTGAGGTATCACCAGCAGCCATATCGTTCTCCGTAAAGGGTGGAAGGGGCCAGAGTATCCAGCCCCTTCTTTCTTTAGATTACAGCCGTTGTAATGACGCCTGCTGTGTTGGTAGCGACAAGCGTTTGACCGCCATCGCTGCCGTATGTGTAGATCCAATCACCAGTAGTGATAAGAGCTTCAACTGTGTTGAAATAGCCAGAGCCAGCGATAGCAGCTTTGTTGTCTGTAGCAGACTTATAGCTGTAGATAGCTGGAGCATTGCCGCTTTTAGAAGCGCCAACTGTTGCCCAATTTGCTGTTGCGAATGCCATGTCTTATTCTCCTTATTCAGTGCAAGAAATTTTGACAATGCCTTCGCCGTCAATTGAGACGGAACCAGCAGAGAACATGGAGCTAACCAAGAACGATGTCTTTTCTGGGACATAGTTGACTTCGGTTTTCTGAGCCATTGACTCAGCATAGCCCATCGAATCTTTGTGCCAGGCAAAGCAAGTACGAGTAGAAGGCTTAGGAATACCGCCTTCGTCACGGTCGCCCATTGTCAAGATGTTGAAGCCCATGAATGTGTTGATCTCACCTTGGACAAGAGCTTTAACAGAAGCAAAGTCTTGGCTTGTGATTTCAGTTTCACCGAGCAAAGCATCTAGCTGAGAAGCGTGCATGAGCAAGTTACGGCCTTCAGAAGGTACGTTCTTCTCATTCATAGCTTTCGCAGTAGCGCGGAGCTTTTCGATGTTCATGTTTGTGCCAGCACCACCAATGCTTGTTGCAACAGTGGATGTGCCAGTGGCCGCGTTCAGAGCATCGATCATGATCTGGTCCATGCGACGAGCAATAGACTTAGACACAACCTGTACCAATTCAGAACGCTCATCAAAGTTGATGTGGGACTGTTGGAAGATGTCTGAGTATTCTGCTGCAATGTAGTCTTCCATTGTCGCAGTTACTTGGCCGTATGTGACGTTAAGTGGAGTAACATCGGTTTGTGGTACGCGGAGCGTAGCAACACCTTTACCGATTGTTGGGAACTTAACAGTATTACCGGCAACGCCGGTGCGGGTCCGCATTGTGCCACGAAGCACAGATTCGGCTTGATACGCTTGTTTGACCTCAGAATCGAAAAGATCAACAAACGCGGTTGAGACGTTAATCGCCATTTGCAAAAACCTCCTTTTGCGTTTCAATTAAACGCTTCCGTTATCCGAGGTTCCGGGCGGTCGCTTGCGCGTTATGGCCGCGCCAACCAGTAGATTACTACATCCAACGGGCCGAGCACGGTTAGCCGTTAAGGCTAAAATACACGCAAGCGATATTTATTGCAAGTCTCTATCACTTCTGCTGAGATTGGAACCACTTTTGCTCCATCTGAGTGCGCCAAGCAGCATCGCTTTGCCAACGAGGATCAGAGATAGCAACCTGTAGATCCTGCTTTGTCATGGTCTCTTGTTGGATCGTAGGCTTAATAGGAATATTCTCATTCGTGATTGCCTGGTGATACTTCAGGAAAGCATTGATCGCGTCAGCATTGTTCAGAGAATAAGCTATCGCTTCACGCTCAGAGTTGTTTAGAGGAGCTTTCATAAGAACACGCTCAGTCATTTGGATCTTCTCAGAGGCATTTGCCCCTAACTTCTCCATCTCCGCGCGTTGATCGTACTGTACGCTCTCTTGCTCATCCTTAGACAAGGCAAGTACACGGCCTGCAAGATCTTCGAATGCGCCCTGGCTAATCCCGTTTTCTTTAGCCCAATCCTGATATACGGCGACAGTCGGATCGTCAGAGTCCAAACCCTGATCCGCAAGTGCAGATACATCATACTCTTCCGGTGCTTTATGCTTTCCGGCCTTAAACTTTTTCTCAAGCTCTGCATAACTCTTTGCCAGCTTTTCAACATCTGGGCCATCCTCATCCCAAAACTTCTCTGGATAATAATCTGGCCGCTCTAACGGCTCATCATCACTTGCAGCAGCAGGCTCACCCTGCGGCTCTTTATGCACAGCAACCGGCGCATCCTCTTGAGGAGTGTCCGGCTCTGCTACGTTAATCATTGGGGCGTCAGCCTCCACTTGTTCTGCCATTGCTTCAGCCATTGTTTGACCTTTCTATTCTTTTCTCAATCATGCGTACCATCTCTGCCATGCCTGTCCTTACATAGCCGAAACTCGCATCCTCTCCAGGAAACCAAGTCGGTTGCTCAATCGTTATGCTGCGCAAATGACTTAGAACACGTTGCCCCTCTGTGCTTTTAAACACCTTGCCGTATAGAACATCTATATCAGCAGCCTTGGGGCTGTCGGTCTTCGCTTGGGTTAAACCTTCCCACCCATCGGGTAAACTCATTGCATAGCCTCCATCGTTGCTCCACCATCATCAGCAGTCGGCGGCCCTTGTTCGGCCATTGCTTGCGCCTGCATCTGTTGCATCATCATTTCCTGCTCTTCCGCTGTGGTGAGCAAGTCCTGTTTGATGTTCATCTTA